AGGTGCTGTAGTTAAAGAAACGGCTGTTCCCGCCGGATTGCTGTGGCATGATGTTGTAAAGGAAGATGGCGACACCGTCGGAACTGGCGCCGTCGTTGATGCTGGACGAGTCTTTGAAGATAGAATCCCCGCTATCCCCGCAGCTTATAAGAAACATTTGGAATACGTTGGAATTAAATTTGAGAAAGGAATCTAAGCTATGTGGACAGGAGAAAAATCATTTTATGACATTTTAGCCATGGCAGCGGGTAGTTCTGATTCCTACACCCTGCAGGCATTCGTTGACACGTTCAAAGACCAGTACAACAAGCTGGACACATCAGGGTTCGCGTTTGCTCCCATGCAGCCCGGATTCTCTTTCGAACAACTGGAGAAAGAGTACAGTATCAATGCTATGGCAACATACGTTGACCTGAACTCTCCCGGTACCCCCATCTCTTTCGAGGGCGAGTCTCTCTCCAGGGGAAAAATACCGAGAATGAAAAAGTACGCCGCATTCGACGAAAACCAATATCGCCAACAGCTTATTCTTAATTCTATCCAGCAGGATTTCAGGGTTAACGCTCAACGCACCCTGCTCGGAGCGGTAAAGAAGCTGATTGATGCCCACACCAACTCCCTTACTTATCAGAGACACCAGATGGTGTCGACTGGCAAGCTGGAGTTGACCGAAAACAACAACGCCGGCGGATTCAAGGCAACCGTATTTTCAGCAAACATTCCGGATGCAAACAAGGTTGAAAAGACCGGAAATGCACGGTGGTGGTATGATAACAGTGGTAGTTACGCCGAAGGTTCAGATGCCGACCCTATTGCTGACTTGAAAGCTCTTGCTGCCGCAGCAGAAGAAAAAGGTTCCGCCTTTCACTTCGAGGTTGACAAGCTGACATTCAAGAAGACCCTTGCACAGACATCTGTTGTCAAGGCTATCGGTTATCACATGTTCCCGGCAGCCGCTTCAGACGCTATCGCTTTAAACGTTGCAAAGAACGCCGGCGAAGAGGGTAGAAAGGCAGCTCTCGAAGCAATCATCGGATTCCCAATCAAGGTTATCGACAGTCTCTCTCGTGTTGACAAGTACGACAAGTCTAAAAAGGCTGTAGTTGGCACTGACGTAAGGTCTTTCGCTCCCGATGTGTGGGCACTTGTTCCCGACGGTCAGATTGGAGAAATCCTTTCCGTTGTTCCGATAAAGGTTGATCCGCAAGGCATATATGCCGACTACTACGGTGGTCGCCTGCTCATGTCTTACGAGTACAAGACCATGTTGAAAGAACAGCGCATCGAAACTGAGATGACTGCTTTGGTTGTACCTGACAAGCCCAAGTACATGTGGATTTTGAAAGTAACCGCTAACTCTTGATGATATGACTATTTCCGAGTTTTTAAAGGGCAGTTTTGATTTCACATTTTCGGATGCGAACATTCTTACTGTCCTCACTCGGAGGGGTCTCACTGCTGACACACCATTAGAGAGCGTTGACGAGAAGAGCATAGACTTGGTGCAAGCCGATCTCTATATGATTCTTGCCAACGCTGTCTCTGGCGGCGGCAGAAGGGTTCAAAAAGGAAATAGGAGCGTGAGTGAGCGCACCTACCAGTTTGGGGTATATGACAGACGTGCGTTCAGGGAAATGGCTAACCATCTCTACGCCAAGTGGGGTGAAAGCGCCTCCGTCTCCTCGTCCGCACGGTTTGTCCATTTAAGAGGGGATTGACGATGGTGGATTATCCGGATTCATGTGTTATAGGTCGCTCTACGGGCGAAGTGGACAGCAACGGTGTTGAGACTTTCACCGAATTGTATAACGGTGTATGTCTGCTGGAAATATCAGGACAGACCAGATACGATGGCTTCCAGTTCGAACACGAGCCGATACTTTTCATTCCAGTGAACAACGTGATTTTCGAGATTAACGACAAGGTTACGGTTACCACATGGAACGGGAGAGTGACAACATACACTGTAAAGGATTGGGAGGCTATCTACGACGCTGATTTCCCCGAGTTGAACGACACCTGTATATGGTTGAAAGATGGCACAAATTGACTTTAAGGAGTTCTACAGGGATATAGACATGTTGACTGAAAATATACTTGTCGATACGGCAGAGGCCGTGATAAGGTATATCGAAAGTTCGGACGTGATCCCCGTTGACACCCACAACTTGAAAGACAGTACGGGCGTCGGGGTATATCGCAACGGAACACTGAAGAAGTTTGTAATGCCACGAAAGGCGAAAGAGCCACGGATAATCAACTGGGTGGCGATATGGGGTGAAGACATGATAGACCACGTTCTTAACACGGGCATGAGCAACTACGGAAATGGAGACCACATCGTTCTGTTCTCGTCAATGCCCTATGCGGAAGATGTTGACAGCAGCGCAAGAAACAGTGGGTTCTTCACCGACATGCTATCTACTGAGTTCGAGCTTATTCTCGATGAAATAGTAAAACTATACGGGAAGAAATCATGAAGTTGTCCGACATTAACCCTACTGGCGTTTTGAAACAAGTCCTCACCGACTATGGAGTGACACAGAAAATCTATACTGGCGACAAACCTACAAGTGGGTTGCCAGACGAATACATTGAACTGCGACAGAATGGCGGGTTGAAAACCAACCTGACCAAAATGGGCTTGGTGCAGGGATATGTTCTCTTATCCATCAACGTAAAACTACTAACCACGGGTGGAAGAAACACCGTGCGGGAAAACATCATCCTATCGGCATTTGACGGGCTTTTCAAGGATGGTGCGGCAGTGAGCAGCGATGGATACGTATTTTCTCTCGACCCTGGAAACATCGTCTATTCCGGCGGTGGTATTTACGAGGGGTACAGTACAAAACTAATTAACATAACCTTTAGAAAATCATAATTATGGCAATAGGTAAAATTGAAGCATTAAACAAACATTTTGTTGGACAATCCGACATTATAATGTTTGACAAGCCTGCGGACTACGCAACGGCTAAATTGTCCACGCTGGCAAACCCCGAATCGCTGGGGCACATCAAGCTGGACAGCACAAGTTTCACAGGAGAAGCTGCCAGCCTTGAACCGTTGAAAAACGAGCAGGGCAAGGCCTACTACAACCTGGCTACCGAGGGTACGTTCGGGTTTGAGTTCTTCGCGGCATCCACATCAAGTGAAATGTTAACAGAGTTCTTCGGGGCTGAAACCATCTCCGACACCTTTACGGGTGCAAACGGAATACCGGCGTCTGCAACCGTTCTCGGACTGATGCACAAATCCGCTATTCTGGAAAGACCGATAATGATTGTCAACGACACGGCAGACCGTTCCATCATCATTCCAAGAGCGAAAATTGTCGCCAACCTTGAAATGGACGGAAAGGAAGTTGGTATTCGTGTGAATGTTTCCGCAGAAGCTATCGACACGACAAACCTGAAAACGGTAATGTTCGTAGAGGGAGAACTTGCTTACACTACCGATGCCCAATAGAACCAGATGATGCATAATGACCGGAACTATTAATTAGGGCGGGGGTTGATTCCCCCTCTCTTTTGACTTTTTTATTATGGACGAAAAAGACCTACTAAAGATTGCGCACAGGATTGAACGGGGCGACAAGAAGTCTGTCACTGTTCTCGGCAGGACATTCAGGATTGGAGACACCAAGCGGAATATCCTCAATAAGATAAACGACATCCAGTTAAGGGTTAAGTTTTACAGCAAGGACGAAAGCCTAAAGGGAATGAGGAAGAGGCTGAGATTCCTTAACACTGCCGATGCAAGGATTGCCAGTCTGCTTCTATTGAACGGATGGGCTAACATCCCCTTGCTTCATGCTATTCATTGGCGTATCATAAATAGGTTGTACACGACCGAAACACTTAGCGCTATCTTGGCTACCGGGTTGAACGATAACGAGACGGCTTTTTTTTTGAAGAATTGCGTGCTCGCGGAAAACACGTTGATGACAAGGCTGATGATGATAAAAACGTCATAAGAAGCAAGTTTCAACTATCGCTTGATAACCCTACCATGATGGAGATTTATCCCTATGGCGGGGTTTTAGCTTTTTTAAACTACCACTTCATCGATGGGGTAACAAAACAGAACCTGATGCTATACGACAAGACGAGATACATATACGGAGACAAGAAAGCTATACAGAAATCGACCACAAGGACATCGAGCGAAGATGCCAAGAAAAAGGTGGCACGTTTCGGTATCGGTATCGAGAGCGACATGGA